TGGCGATGCGGTCCGCCTCACCCCGATAGTTTGGGCCGTAGTCAATGAACGTGTGCCATTGGTTGTCGTGCCAGAACTTAACTGAATAGAACATGGAGATACCCCTTGGGTTCAGAGAGCGTGTGATCCGTTGCTTGCTTGTGGCGGCTCATAGCGCGTTCTCCGTTATCATCGTGATGTGGTACATGCAGCCGCCTTTGAGCGTGTTGCGAAACACTTTAGAGTGCGTGTCTGTTTCGTGGTATCCCGCGTCAAGCAGCACATCTCTCGCCTGTTGCGCGTCGTCATAAAGCCCGCATGTGCCCATTAGTTTGCCGGTCAAAGTGACGGGCTGGATTGTATACCGCATAGTGAATACCTCTTGGTCAGTTGGTGGACACATAAAAGGCGCACCGTCGGGCGCGCCTCATAATGTTCACGTGTTAGCAGCTTATTCGGCTGCGATGGCCACGACCGTGTCGTCGATCATATCATCGGCTTCGGCTTCAGCCGCGTGTTGCAGCTTGGCGATGATGTTAGTCAGCTCAGCCTGATAGGCCATGGCGTATTGCAGCATGTCGTGGCCACTGCCGTTCGCAGTCTGGAGCATCTTGGGTGCAGCTTTCTGCGCAGCCGTCCGGCTTTCGGACGTGGTCTTGCGGCTGACAACCTTCATCGGGCCAAATGCTGCGGCCCAGTCTTTGAAGTCCTTGTGCTTATACAGCACACCTTCGGACGCCATATCGACCAAGTGGCCAAGCGCCTCAGACACGTCGTAGTCTACATCTTGGGCGTCCAAATCCATTGAGTAGGATACGCCCGACGCCTTGTTCTTGTTGGCCTTGTATTCCAAGCCGGGCAGAACGATGCCGATAATCTTCTTAAGGGGCGTGGCGAAGGGCAGGCGGTTCTTTTCCAGCGTCTTGACCAGATCAGTCTTGATACCGTGGGTGACGCACAACAAGATGGACAGATCGGTGCGATTGCCATTGGCCCATTGTTCCAGCGCCTCAACAACCATGGGCAGGAAGTCTTGCTCAAGGGCAACAGCGTTCTCGGCCCAGATCATGACGGGTGATATATTTGAATATTGCATATTATTACCTTTCCGTTGACGGTCTAATTAAACACACAACCATTGTGTGCTTAACACGCCGCCAACGTGTCGCCCCTCAACCGGTCTATCCAGTCTTTCGCAAGGCGCGTGATCTGTGATTGCGTTCATCAGGTGCTATCGTGCGCGAGTGACACTGCGGAGATAAACCGCGCGTCGATTATGCGCACGCAAAAACACCCTAGCACCGCAACGCTGCTATGGTTCGATCACGTTATCATTTTCCCATGGCGTTGGTTAAATCGCCCCCGTGGCATGATTGCCAGTCCCTAGTCCTATTGTTACCGTGACCCCTAGGAAGTCCGCTTGTAAGGCGTGGATGATCGGGCATGGCCCTACCAATTCGGTGTGCTATCGGTGTGCTCGCGGCCAAGCGCGCACGTTTATCAAAGAGCCGACCCCCCGTAGTTTTGCGGGGTCGCATAATTCCTGCACTTCCCCGATTTACTCCACTGGCGCGGGTAGGGGCGGTGATAGAACCGACGTCCGGGCACTGGCTTCTGTGACCTTCATCCATGGCGCAGGGTGAACAGGGGGGGACAGGACGAGGGGGTACCCACCCCCACCCCACCCTTTAGGGTGTAGTTACATTTAACCCACAAATTTAAGATTTACCCCAACACGTGTTGACACGTAACCACTTTTACCCCAAGCTCAAAAAACCAGACCCCACACATAAGGTTTACCCCAACATGTCAAAGCTAATCGGTAGAAAGTATGGGGCGCTCAAAGTCCTCGACGTACACATAGCCAGAACCAGTGGAGGAAACCCCAAGCGGATGCTCCGCGTACGGTGCGATTGCGGGGCGGTGTTTGTTCGGGCGGACAAGAGTATCCAGAAAGCGAAGTACCCAACATGCAGAGCCTGCTACGAACATTACCCAAAGCCCAAAGAGTTTGGGAACCAACACCCCCTATACGATACGTGGGCCGAGATGCACAGGCGCTGCACAGACCCAAGGCGTCCGAAGTACCCGAACTATGGTGGCCGTGGCATCACTGTGGACCCCCGCTGGGGGAAGACAGAACAAGGATTCAAAAATTTCGTTGCCGACATGGGAGACAAACCAGCAAAGAGTTATTCAGTTGATCGTATAGACAACGACGGACCATACAGCCCAGAGAACTGCCGGTGGGCCACAGCAGCGGAACAGGCCGCCAACCGCCAAAACATAACACTGGTGGAAATATCTGGCCACGTCAAACCTGTGGGAGCTTGGGCAGTCCTGCTGGGTATTCCAAAAAGAACGCTCTATACGAAGATCAAGAATGGCCACGACCCCCGAGAAGCGCTGCTGGACGCTGTGGCCGCGCAAATGCAAACTGAGCATCCAGCTTGACCCAAACGTGCCTACACGTTAGCACTTAAACCCATGAGCAATCAGGTGGACAAATTCACGAAGGAAGAGCTTATCGGGAAACCGATCCTTAGCCGCGCCCAGATGCAGGCTATCGAAGAAGACCCTAAGCACATGGAGACCCTTGCCCGCCTGATGGGCGCTGTGAACTTGGACAACCTGTTCCGCCACATGCAGAACCCTGACGTGAACCCGACAGCCCGACTGGAGTTTCAGAAGATGCTCAACAAGATGGGCAAGCTGGAGCCGGACGACAAAGTCCAGACAGGCACCGGGCCACAGGTGGTGATCAACATCACTCGGGCACGAGACCACGAAGACGGCATCACCATTGAGGGTAAGGCCATTGCGGAATGATCAAGACGATGAGCTGGAGTCCTACCACGTCGTTCCCGCAGGGGACGTAAAACATCACGTGGCGTCAGAGACCTGCTGGTGCCGCCCGGAGCTGGACCCGGATGACGATGCCCTGATTTATATCCACAACCCGCTGGACGGGCGTGACAAGCGAGTGAACTGATGCACGAGATCAACTTCGAGGTCATTGAGAGCCTTGACGGGTTCTTCTACTCTGAAAAGTTCATTTCATTGGCCATTGGCCCGGTGGGGTGCGTTTCAGGAGACACCTTGGTTGTTACAGAGGATGGGGCCATCCCCATTTGTGACATAGATCGACCAACGCGCGTTCTATCATGGAACGAGAAGACAGGTCGATACCAGCTTTCGCTAACCAGCGGGAGCTTCCCAAAAGGTAGGGATTATCTTTACCGTGTTGCAACGCCAGACGGAGAATTTGACGCAGCCGGGTCGCACCAGCTGCTGTGCGCTGACGGTGAATATCGACGCGTACAAGACCTGTCGGTTGGTGATGTCGTTTCGACATGTTCGCACGACCTTCCGCAGACCAGTGGGGAACCTTACCGCCGAGCGTCGACTGTAGATGAGCAGCGTTACAGCCAAACAGACGTAAATTGTCTGGGTGGTTATGCAGGGTTAGCTCGTCTATGTGGTCAACCCTTTCTTCGGGGAGAAGATACCTACCCAGCTTTTGTTCCAGAACCAGCCGGTGCTCGAAAATCCACCCTGTCTTCTTGTTTCCGTATTTTTTCGCGTGTGGGTGCGATTCTGGCGCAGTCACCATGGCGTATCCGTTATGGTTTATCCTCCGCCCTGACACATAAGCCTGATTTTTCGCGCCTGACCGCGCACCTTCATTCAACCGTGGAAGGTCGTACTTCGTCAGGATTTTACGTATGTGGCGCGGGTTTCGGCCAAGAATTTCCGCTATCTCCTGAGAGCTGTGGGTTCCGTCTGCTAAACGGCGGACATCAGCGATCAGTTCTAAATTCGGGCGACCCATCAAAAACTCCTAGTTGCGGTGTAACCTACAGGCCCATCACTATGCTAACGCGTAAGCAGGTGCAAGAGCCGTATTGGGACATGCAGGTGCTGGGCACTGAGAACTATGTCACGGTAGATGGGGCGATCCACCACAACAGCACAAAAACAACCGCTGGCATCATGAAAATCCTGCACCATGCGGCGCAGATGGCCAAATGTAAGGATGGCATACGCCGGTCGCGGTGTATTTGGGTGCGGAACACGCGAGAACAGCTCCGTGACACGTCCATACCGGACTTTTTGAAGTGGATTCCCCAAGATATTATGGGTGTTTTCCTCAAAACTGAGTACAAATTCATCATAAAAGTGGGCGATATTGAGTGCGAAGTGCTCTTCCGTGGCCTAGATGACCAGAACGACGTGCGCCGATTGCTGTCTTTGCAGGCCAGTTTTATCGTGTTTGACGAGTTCAGGGAGATTCACCCCGACATTTTCAACGCTGCGCAAGGCCGTGTGGGACGCTACCCGGACAAAATGATGAACGGGGTGGGGTGTAAGACCGACGATGGCAGGCCGAACGCGCACCTGTGGGGTATGACGAACCCCCCGGACGTGGATACCTTCTGGGAAGACCTGATTTCGGAGCCGCCGAGCAACGTGCATATTACGATTCAGCCGTCAGGGCTTGCGCCGGAGGCTGACTGGACAAAGTTTTTGCCAGATGATTATTACGACAACCTCGCGCTGGGGAAAACGCAGGACTGGATAGACGTCTACATCCATGCGCAGTTCGGCAAGAGCCTGTCGGGGCAGCCCGTGTTCAAATCCTTTGTGCGGGACACGCACACGTCGAAGAACGAGCTGACGCCTATGTTTTCCTCGGCTCCCCTGTTGATCGGGGTGGACGCCGGGCTGACGCCCGCTGCGGTGATTGGGCAGCTGGCCTATGATGGACGGCTTTTGGTGTATGACGCGCTGATCTCGGAGGACATGGGGGCGTTGAGGTTTATCCGAGAGCGGCTGAAGCCTCTACTGACAAACAAGTTCCCCGGTAGAGCTGCGATAATCATTATCGACCCGGCGGCGTTCCAGCGGGTGCAGACAGACGAGCGCACCGTGGCGGATATATACCGGGCTGAGGGCTTTTTGCTCAAGCCTGCGAAGACCAATTCTGTGGCCGCGCGTATCGCCGCTGTCGAGAAGTACCTGACCCGCGTCGTTGACGGGAAATACAGCCTGTTGATCGACGGAGTGCACGCCAGCCCGTTGGTGCAGGCCATGTCTGGGAAATATCGGTACAAGGTCAATACCAAGGGCGTGAAGGATGAGAAGCCGGAGAAGAGCCACCCATGGAGTGATGTGTCCGACGCGTTCCAGTACCTGTGTCTGCACGCTGATGGTGGGGAGACGTTCGGCGGAACTGTTGGAGAGACATCCCGCAAGGTTGTTAAGGTGTCATCCGCAGGCTGGACATAAACTCACCCTTGACCCGCGACCTCCTAGAAACTAGGTTATGCTTACACGTAAGCACAGTCAAGGAGAAAGACATGGGAAAGTGGAAAAACCCCCACCCGAAACGTAACTGGGCGGCCAAAGAGTGCGAGTGTTGCGGCTCGGAGTTTGAAATCCCACAGTGGAAGCTAAACCAAGGCAAGGGTAAATACTGCTCTAAACCCTGCTACCGCATCGGGAGCCGTGTACAGGAGGGCGTTGAGTTCGACGGGCTGTGGTTCGCCGCAGACCCACGCACAGGGTACCTCTGGCACAAGAAGCCTGACAAAACCTCCATATCCCTGCACAAGTACAAGTGGGAGAAGCACCACCGGAAGCCCACGCCCGAGGGTTTTGTAATCCACCACAAGGATCACGATAACCTGAACAACGACGTCAGCAATTTGGAGTGTGTGTCAATTTCCGCCCACGCCCGGTACCACATGGAGAAGCGTATAGCCGAGGGGTACGACTGGAAACCTTCGCTCGAAAAAGCGCAAGCCGCCCGCTGGACCTGATGCGTTGACGTGTAAGCAGATAAACTCTATTGTGGTTGTTGACGTCATATAAGAGATTTTGCCATGGACATAGGTTCCGCGCTTATCCCCGTAGCCCGTGCCTCAGACCTTGAGGACGCGGCGCGAAGAGCGTCTGCTGAAAAGCAGAACAGTATTATGATCCGTGGGCTGGCGGCGCATGTCCGCGCCCGCTGGGAAATTATGCGGGACCACAAACGTCTGGAGATCGAACCTCGGCTGCTGAAATGCCAGCGTGCCCGGTCCATGCAGTACGAGCCTGAGAAGCTGGCCGCGATCAAAGCCATGGGCGGCTCAGAGATTTTCATGGGCATCGTGTCTTCGAAATGTCGTACGACAACCGCATGGCTGCGCGACACCCTGCTGGGTACAGGAACTGACAAGCCTTGGGCACTGGGCGCGACCCCCCTGCCCGACGTCCCCCCGGAAGTGCAGCAGCACCTCCAGAACATTATGCAGCAGAACCTGATGCAGTATTACTCCGCAGGGAACCCCCCGGTGTCGCAGGATGAGCTGAAGCAGCTGGCGCGGGACATGAAAGACACCGCCAAGCGGGCCATGAAGGAAGAGGCGGAGAAGCGCGTCGACCGGATGGAGAAGAAGATGGAAGACCAGATGGCCGAGGGTGGGTTCATCAAAGCCATGTACGAGTTCACGAACGACCTCGCGACGTTCCCCTACGCGGTCCTCAAAGGCCCGACACCACGCAAGCGGAAGAAGCTACAGTACGCCCAAGGCGGGCTGGTCCCCGTGGATGTCCTGCGCGATGAGTGGGAGCGGGTTGACCCGTTCAAGCTATACTGGGCACCATGGGGCGACGACATCCACTCTATGCCGGTCATTGAGATGCACCACCTGACGCGGGAAGACCTTGAGGGTATGATCGGCGTCGACGGGTACGACCAAGAGGCGGTACGCACGCTGCTCGCGGATTTTGGTACCGGGTCATTTGACTGGCTGGACCACGACGATACAGAACTCCAGACCACGACAGGCAAGGACTTCGACGACGCCCACGACGACGTTATTGCGGCGCTCCAGCTGTGGGACTCCATACCCGGCAAGATGCTTATCGACTGGGGCATGGAAGAGGCCGACATTGAAGACCCGCAGAAATCCTACCCCTGTGAAGTGTGGATGGTGAACAACGTCGTCATCAAGGCCGTGCTGAACTACGACCCCCTCTCCCGCAAGCCCTACTACGCAACCTCATTTGAGAAAGTGCCGGGCCGGATCGACGGGAACGGTGTGGCGGACCTCTGCATGGACGCGCAGAACATGTGTAACGCCGCTGCGCGGGCCTTGGCGAACAACATGGGCATCTCCTCCGGGCCGCAGGTGGGGATCAACATCAGCCGTCTGCCAAACGGAGAAGACGTTTCTCAGTTGGAGCCTTGGAAAATCTGGCAGTTCCGGCAGTCAGACTACAACGATACGTCGCCGCCGATCACATTTTTCCAGCCGAACTCAAACGCGCAGGAGCTTATGGCAGTGTTTGACCGCTTCATGGCCATCGCCGATGAGGTATCCGGAATCCCCCGTTACATGACAGGTGAGCACGTGCCCGGCGCGGGTCGGACGTCCTCCGGTCTGTCTATGTTGATCTCAAACGCAGGCAAGAGCATCAAACAGGTGATCGGGAACATCGACCATGATGTGCTGACCCCCATGCTGGAACGTCAGTACCACCGGAACCTCCGCTACAGCCAAGACCCCGATCTGGTTGGCGACGTCGAGATCGTTGCACGTGGCGCGATGTCCCTTGTGGTCAAGGAAGCCGAAGCCGTACGGAAGAACGAGTTCCTGCGCCTTGTGCTTGAAAGTCCGATTGCGCAGCAGATTGTCGGCCTGCCCGGCACAGCTGAGTTGATGCGCGACATGGCCAGCAACCTGAACACCAACGTCGACAAACTGGTTCCAACGCACGACCAGATGGTCAAGCAGCAGGAGCAGCAAATGATGCAGCAGCAAATGATGCAGCAGCAGGCCCTTGAACAAGGTGCTAACCTACAGGAAGACGGCACCCCGATGGGTGGCCGGGAGAGCAACACAGTAAGCCCTCGCCCGAATGGGCGCTAACGAGCACATCTGTTGACACGTAAACACATGAAGAGTAGTTTAACGGCATGATAGACCTAAGCACTGTCACACATCAGGAGCGACAAGCCCTGCGAAGGCTTAAAGAGCCGGGCAACGAAGCAGTGGTTGGGTTGCTTGGTCGGGTATCCGATCAGGTAAAAACGAAGCTGGTCCACGCGGGCGACATGGGGCTGATCCACCGCTTGCAAGGCCGAGCTGAGATGATTGAAGACCTGCTTTGGCTGATCGAAACATCAGCCACGGCACCGCAGAAGTGAAACTGAAGCACACCATGACGGGAGCAGCATACTTAGGGCGCTGCAAAACAGAGTTGGTGCTTTGAGGAGAGACAAATGGCACTACCCAAACAGGTTCAAGCACAGCTTGATGAAGTTGAAGCACTGGAGAAGACGCTCACAGCCCGCAAAGAGAAACCGCCGAAAGCCAAAGATGCTGAAGTGGTAGACGAGGCGGAAACTGAGATCGACGACGACGCCGCCGAGACCCAGAAAGCCCCTGAGCCTAAGAAGGAAGAGCCAGCTGACACGTCTAAGACGGACGTAGCGGATGACTTCGAGCAACGATACCGCACCCTACAGGGGAAGTACGATGCCGAGGTTCCACGCCTGCACCAGCAGGTTCGGGATTTGACTGACCAGCTTAACACCTTGTCGAACAAGGTTAATAAGCCCCAGCCAGAGCAGCCGACGAAGCCGAAAGAGAAAGTCAGTTATGTAACCGACGCTGACCGAGAAGAGTTTGGTGAAGAGTTAATTGACGTCCAACGCCGTGTGGCCCGCGAAGTCTCGCAGGAGTATGCAGACCAGCTTGCCGCACAGAACAAAGTGATTGAAGAGTTGCGATCCAAGATCGACAACACCGGAAATCAAATTGGGGAAATGACATTCGCCCAGAGGCTGAACCGAGCGGTTCCAGACTTTGAGCAGGTGGACCAAGACCCTCGTTGGATCGCGTGGCTGAATGAGCATGATCCCATGCTTCGAGCGCCGCGTAGAACTCAGGCCGTTGCTGCTTTTGAGGCCGGAGATGCAGACTCAGTGGCGCACTATGTCGCCATGTTTAAGGCAAGCATCGCCGAAACCCCTGAGCCGAAGACGGATACTCGCCAGAAAGAACTTGAAAAGCAGGTTGCGCCAAATCGTTCCGCAAACACCGCGCGGACTCAGAGTTCTGGTAAGGACGCCAAGATGTATTCGGCCCGAGAGGTTGAGAACGCTTGGACGAAAATACGGACACTGAACACGCGCGGGAGTGTAGACGAGGCGGCCAAACTTGAAGCTGAAATAACGGCTGCCTACCTTGAAGGCCGTGTACGCGCATAAGTGCTAACACGTAAGCAGCCGATGGACCCAACTCTATAGGAGGCCACAATGGCTGTATTTCCAACGAATGGTGACTTTACCACCAGCCCCGAATATACCGGCGGATTCATTCCGCAGCTTTGGTCAAACAAGCTGAACGCGAAGTTTTACGCGTCCACAATGATGACCAGCATCGCCAACACCGACTGGGAAGGCGAGATTCGCAACCAAGGCGATACGATCCGTATCCGCACAGCACCGTCCATCACGATCAATGATTACGGCGGCGCAGGCAGCACCCTGACTTCTGAAGTCCCAACACCGATCTTCACCGACATGCAGATCAACAAGGGCAAATACTTCAGCGTTCAGGTCAACGACGTGCTGGCACATCAGGCCGACATGGACTTGATGAACATGTTCACCGACGACGCTGCCAAGCAGCTGAAGATCAACATCGAGAACGAATGCTTCTTCCAGTGGTTCGTTACTGAAGGTGCTGATGCGGCGAACGCGGGTGCAACCGCCGGTGCGCTGTCTGCTGAGTACAACCTCGGCACCGACGCACTGCCTATCGACCAAGCAACCCCGGCCAACGTCCTGAAGACCATTCTCCGCATGTCTGCGGCGCTGGACGAGCAGAACGTACCGGAAGAAGGCCGCTGGCTGATCCTGTCACCGTTTGACCGTCAGCTGCTGATGCAAACAGACATCGCGCAAGCGTACTTCACTGGCGACCAGTCCTCGACCATCCGTACAGGTAAGATCGGGATGCTGGACCGCTTCGAAGTCTACGTGTCCAACCTGCTGCCCAAGGGCACCACGGACAAGGCGATGGTTGCGGGTCTCTCCGCTGTAGCATCCGGCGGCACGTCCGCTGGCGCAAAGCCACGTCGCATGATGGTTGCGGGCACTAAGGCATCTTGCGCCTTCGCGTCCCAGATCACCAAGACTGAGCCGCTGCGTAACCAGACTGACTTCGGCGACATCGTTCGCGGCCTGTCAGTGTACGGTCGCAAGGTTGTCAAGGACGAGGCGCTGGTAACAGCTCTGGTCGGCGACCCAACGTAACGACTGAATGAGTGGGGGGTTAACGCCCCCCACTCACCACTCAAGGAGGGTTGTTATGAACATCCAAAAAGTAATTGAGGAACTCGGCGCTGAGATGACGTCCAACCGCGCCATGGCGCGGGTCGACGGTGCCCGTGTGATCGTAGCCCGGTACGTGGACAACGAACTTGTCCTGACCGAGCAGGGCGAAGAGCTGGCGAAGCTCCTTGAACCCGCTCCGAAGAAGCCCAAGGCTTCTGCCAAAAAATCAGCACCTGCTGAAGAGTAAGGGGAAAGCCCGTGGCCGTAGTCAAAGTCGTCGACATCATCAGGCGGGTCGAAGACGTGCTTCAGGACAACAATGTCCGGTGGCCACGTGTTGAACTCCAGAACTGGATCAACGAGTCCTACCTGTCCATCACACTGCTGCGCCCCGACGCTATGTCGAGCGCGGGGACGTTTACCTGCGCCGTGGGCACCCGACAGGTACTGACCACTCAGTTCGCTACGGCCCTGCGCCTGCTTGACGTGACCCGCAATCTCGCTGCGACGTCCAACAAAAAAGTTGTGCGCCTTGTCGCCCGCAGCGTGTTGGACGACCAGCGCCCCGCGTGGCACGCTGAGACCGGCACGGTCAACATCCAACACTTCACGTTTGACCCCCGCCAGCCCAAGGAATTTTTTGTCTACCCCCCAGCGACGGCAGCTGCCCAGCTGGAGGTCGTGTATTCTGATACGCCCGGCACGCACGCCCTGTCTGAGAATGATCTCGACCCTGACAGCGGGAACACCGAAGTCATCAAGCTCGACGACATCTACATGTCCGCGATTATTGATTGGGTTCTCTACCGGGCGTACTCGAAGGACGCGGAGTACGGGGCCAATGAGGCCCGCGCAGCAGCAGCGTACCAAGCCTTTAACGGAGCCATCGGCCAGAAGTCCCAAGTTGACGGCGCAGCCTCCCCCTCAAACACAAGCAGGGTGACGTAACATGGCGAAGACATGGGAAGAATTTTTCATCCACGTGCAGCCCCATGTCCCCGGCTGCCCTGAGATTACGATGACTACGCACTTGCGCTCTGCGGCGGCGGATTTCTGCGCCATGAGCGAGGTGTGGCGCTACGCCTTTGACACTGAGTACACGGTAGATGGTTTCGCCATCTACGAACTCGGCGTACCTAACGACGCGGTTATTGAGAACATACTGTCCTTGCGGGCTAACCAGCGCCTGCTCGCCCGCATCACCGACATTGACCACGCACCGCAGCCGGACACAGTAACCGGCGCACCCCTGAATTACAGCACATACCAAGACCACAGCATCAGGCTGTACCCCGTCCCAGACGCCAGCTACGTCCTGACGGGAGAGTGTGTGTTGAAGCCCAGCCAGACGTCTACCGGGGTTGAAGACTTCATCTTCGAAACCCATGGCCGGTCTATCGCCTGCGGCGCACTGGCGACCCTGATGGTCACGCCGGGCAAAGAATGGACCAACCCAGAGTTGGCCACGTACTACCGACTGAAATTTTCTAAATCCATGGACGATGCCAAAGGTCGTGACACGCAACGCGCAAACCGTCGGGTCCGCCCGATCAAGTTCGCCTGAGTAGGAGAGAGACATGATACCTACATGCAATGTGATCTGCACACTCCACGACCAGTCAGGCGTGCCTGAAGTCGGCGCTAGGGTCCGCGCGAAGTTGAATCGGTACGAGGTCTACAACGGTTATGTTGTCCCGGAAATTGTGGACGGTGTTACTGACGCGAACGGCCAGTGCACCCTCCCCCTGTGGCCGAACGCCTTGGGCGCTACGGAGTCTTTGTATGACATCACCATTATAGGGGAGCAGGGGCGCAAGCTGCGAACAACTGCTTCAGTTCCCAACGTAGAAACCGCGAACCTGCACGAGATTTCTGAGCTGCCTGCATATGAAGGCAAGACAGAAGGCCAGCTCGCGCTAGAGGCAGCTGTTACCGCCGGGGCTACGGCTACATCCGAGGCCATTAACGCGGCAGCAAGCGCGGCAGCCGCACTGGCGCATAAGAACGCCGCTGAGGCCGCTGAGACAGGCGCAGTTGCGGCGCAGGCGGTGTCGGTAGCGGCACAAGCTGCCGCTGAGGTATCTGAAACCGCTTCAGCTGCCGCGCAGACAGCTTCCGAAATCGCTAAAACCGCCGCTGAGGCAGCTGAAACAAACGCCGCTGCTTCTGAATCCTCTGTCGCTGCTGACGCTGCTACCGCCACAGTTCAGGCGGGGATCGCCACCACGCAGGCCGGAATTGCCACTACGCAATCCGGGATCGCTACAACAGCTGCTACCAACGCGGGCAACAGCGAACTCAACGCAGCAGCCGACGCCGCAAGTGCTTCGGCGGACGCCGGGACTGCGACCAGCCAAGCGAGCACCGCAACAACCCAAGCCGGAATTGCCACAACCCAAGCCGGAATTGCCACCACTCAAGCGGGGATCGCCACAACCCAAGCCGGGACTGCGACTACGGCATCCGGGGATGCGAGTGCGTCCGCGACACTGTCAGAGAATGCGAAGGTGGCCGCCCAGACTGCCCAGACCGCATCAGAAGCCGCACAGACGGCATCCGAGACCGCCCAGTCTGCCGCAGAGGTTGCCCTTGCGGGCATCCAAGTGCCGCTCCTCCAGATGGCCACGGCCTTCACCAACTCTCAAGAGCGTTTCATCAGTGAACACGCCTACGCATAAAGGACAAACTCATGACTGTTGAAACTGAAGTCGCCAACCTTGTCACCGCAGTTGATAACCTGACAAGCACGGTCAACACGAAGCAAGCTACTCTTGACGCCAGCGTTGCAGACGCAGAAGGCGCACGGGATACAGCCCTTACGTACCGCGACACCGCGCTCACGTACAAAGACCAAGCCGAGGGCCACGCCACCACAGCCGCAGCAGAAGCCGCCAACGCGGCCAGCGCAGTCACATGGCAAGACCTTGCGGGCCTGACCTTCGCATTCTCAGAGACCATCGTAGACGGTATGGTTTACGACACCACGCAGGACTATGACGGCGGTGCATGGCGTTTCAACAAGCGGGCAAGCTGGTATCAAGAGGACCGGACAACAGGGACATACCTTGGCGAGTACGCAGACGAAACAGCAGCACGGGCAGGCGGTGGCACCACAGGTGATTGCTACTATGCCACAGGG